CGCCGTCCTCGCCCAGGTTTATCGTAATGACAAATCTTTCGTTGCTCTTGGCCTCCTTGGGATCGCCCCCCAGCCCCGCGTTGCGCGAGAACAGTTTGGCCACCTCGGTCGCCGCCGACAGCGACTCGTCGCTCATCATCCGTCCGCCCAGCCGCGGCAGCGCCTGCTCCAAATAGGCCGCGCTGATCAGCTTGACCCGCTCGTTGGTCGACAGCGCCGAATTCCATTCCAGCGTGAACTGCTCGAACGCGCGCTTGTAGAACGGCAGCTTGGATATCTCGTAGAAGTCCTGCTCGCTGATGCCAAAATCCGCGAAAATAACCCTATAACTGCGGATCGCCATCGCCATCTCGCGGGCGAGCTTCGCTACGGCAACTTCGTCCATGGAATCCAGGGCGCAGGTCCTAGTGTCGGCGTCTGGTGGTTTGCTATCGGGGGCCATGGGAGAGCATTCTATGGCTTGAAATGACAAGCGTCAGCAAGATTTATCGGCTAAGGATGCCAGTATGGTCGATTTAACCGGCACCTGTGAGCATTGCGGACAAACGTTTCAGCGCCGGAAGCGGCGCGATGATAAGATGCTTTTTTGCTCGCAGGATTGCTATACGGCCGGTCGCCTTCGAGGCGGCGGCTCTAAGCATCCTGGTTGGAAAGGTGGCATTGCCGAACGTAGCGCTGCTGAGAATGCCGTCGTGCGCAGGAAGGTGCGGGAGATCGCACGGTGTCAACGGTGCGGTTCTACGGAGAATTTGTGCGGACATCATATCGAGCATTACGCCAAAGCGCCGGAACGGCGTACAGATCCTTCCAACATCGAGGTTCTCTGCGCGTCATGTCATGCGCTTGAGCATCCGGAGATCAAAGGGTTGGTATCCAGACCGCAACTTCGGTCCGGGCGGGCAATCCCCTGTGCCGTATGCGGCAAGATACGCTACAAGCAACCTTTCGAATTGGCCGCAGCTAAATATTGCAGCCGTGCATGCACTAACAAAGGTCGTCATATTGAACCTTCCGGTAAAGAAATTGCCTGTCTTGTATGTGGTAAACTGCGGTATGTGCCGCCGGTCCATTTTTCCAAGGCAAAATATTGTAGCCTGGAATGCTCGGGCGTGTCCCGCCGAGCGGATCACACCCGAGGGCTGCCGCGATCTGGGGTGGATATTGCGTGCATCGTTTGTGGTAAGCTACGTTATGTCAACCAAGCGATGGTCGGCCGGGCAAAATTTTGTAGCCGCGCCTGTGCCGGTATAACGCGCCGTACTCAGGTCCATGTCCATGGCGGTTAATCCTCTAGGCCAACAACAAGGCGTGCTTCAGGTCGTCCCGCCCGCCGCTTTAGAGGCTCACCTGCAAGCTCAGCAACTCGCTCGCTCTCAGGCCGCTGCACCGCCAGAACCAGCGCCACCGGCTTTAGCTGGTTGGGTGCGTTCACAGTTCGAAATATTCCGTAACCACCGCAATACCGCCGCCGGCTGGTCAAATCGCTTGCTCGAGGCCCTGCGCACCTTCAACGGCCAGTATTCGCCAACCAAGTTCCAGGAAGTGAAGAAGTTTGGGGGGTCCGAGGTTTTCGCAAGATTGTCCGCCCAGAAGTGCCGCGCCGCCTCCTCGCTCCTGCGCGATATCTATCTCGGCTCCGACCGCCCTTGGTCGATTCGCCCGCCGGCCGATCCCGACGTCCCGCCCGATATCGTCCAGAAGATCGATGCGCTCATGGCCCACGAGCAGCAGATGATCATGCAGACGACCGGCCAGGCCCCGTCCCCGCAGGACGTCCAGATGCGTCGCGCCGCCCTCATGGCGTCGGCCTCCGACGCCGCCAAGAAGAAGGCCGCCGACCAGGCCCAGACCGCCGAGGACAGGATCGAGGAGATCCTGCGCGAGGGTGGATTTTATCACGCCCTGGCCGAATTCATCGTGGATCTTCCGATCTTCCCGTTCGCCTGCATCAAGGGCCCCACCGTGCGCATCGCGCCCGAGGTCAAGTGGAACAACGGCCAGCCGCTGGTGCGCCAGATCCCGAAGATGGTGTGGAGCCGGATATCCCCCTTCGATATCTGGTTTACGCCGGGCGTGGCGGACATCGCCAACGCCAACGTCATCGAGAAATCGCGCCTGACCCGCGCCGAACTCAACGACCTCCTCGACCTGCCCGGCTTCGACCAGGCCGAGGTCCGCGCCGTCCTCGACGAATACGGCCGCGGCGGCCTCTACGACAACTGGGACACCACCGACGCCGAACGCTCGGTGCTGGAAAGCCGCGAGAACCCCGCCTGGAACCGCTCCGGCCTCATCAACCAAATGGAGTTCCACGGCAACGTCCAGGGCCGCCTCCTGCAGGACTACGGCATGCCCGGCATCGCCGACGAATTGCGCGACTACCACATCGACGCCTACGTCATCGGCAGCCACATCATCAAGGCCAACCTCTCCCCCTCGCCGCGGGCGAGACACCCCTATTACATGACCAGCTTCGAGAAAGTCCCCGGCACCCCCGTCGGCAACGGCCTCGTCGACATGATCGCCGATCTACAAGACGTTGCTAACGCAACGCTCCGCTCGCTGGTCAACAATCTCTCCATTTCCTCAGGCCCGATGGTGGTCATAAATGACGATCGCGTCCGGCCCGAGGACAATGTTGAGGAACTGTATCCTTGGAAGAGATTTCACGCGTCCTCCGACCCGGTTGGAAATAATAGTAAACCTCCGGTTGAATTCTTCCAGCCGCAGTCGAACGCGCAAGACCTGCTGACCGTCTTCAAGGCCTTTGTCGATCTAGCGGACGACATCTCGGCAATCCCCAAATACATCGGCGGCCAGCCCGGTGGCGGCGCAGGACGCACCGCATCCGGTTTGGCCATGCTGATGAACAACGCGGCAAAGATTCTCCAGACCGTTGCTTCTAACGTAGACCGCGAGATATTTGAAGGAGCACTGCAGCAGCTCGTCGATCTGGTGTTGCTCAGTGATACGACCGGGCTTTTGACTGGCGAGGAAAATGTTTCGGTGCAAGGAGTGAGCGTCGCTATTCAGCGTGAAACCCAGCGACAGCGTCAGGTAGAGTTTCTTCAAAGCACGGCGAATCCAATCGACATGGGGATCATCGGAATCAAGGGCCGTGGCGCGGTGCTTCGCAGCGTCGCTCAGACCATCGGGCTCGACGGCGACGAAATCGTACCGTCCGACGACGATCTCGAAAAACTCCAGCAACAGCAGCAAGGCGGCGGCGAGCAGCAGGCGCTCGCCCAGAAGGTCGAGGCCGGCGTGCAGCAAGGCGTGCAAATGGGCGTCCAGAAAATCGCCTCCGACTTGACCGCCGGGCTCCTGGCAAGCCAAGCCGGCGTCCCGGCCGGCCAGCGCGGCATCCTTCCAGCCCTGACCGGTGGCGCGCCGTTGGGTCCGCTCGGCGCTCCCGGGTCTGGCGCTCTGGGCGGCGGCATGGACCAGATGGCGCGGGCGGCCCAGGGCAACCAGCCGTCACCATTGTCGCAAGGCAATACCATGCCGACTAGTCTGGTTGGAAATCAGCCCGCGCCTCCAGGCCCTGGCGCGCGACCGCCGGTGCCGATGGGAGGGCCACCGGGGTGATGCTCATGGCAACGCAGGCCCGTGAACCCGATCCGCGCAGGTGGGTTATCCACCGCAACAGCCGGGGTTCGCCGTGCTGGTACCAGCGTTGGTTGGAAGCGTGGTGGATCGTTACCGGGCGCTGGTCGCTGCATCGCGCTTGGCAGGATGGCCTCGATCACGGCACCGCAATGGAGTATCAGCGCACAGTCGTGATGAAGGGGCGCTAACCGTTCAACCAGAGAGGAGTACGTCCGATGCCGTCCTATGAGGTTAAATCCCGTGTTACCCACGCCGCCACCGTCGAGACCATCGAGGCGCTGCACCGCGAGGATGCGGTTCATCAGGTCGTGGCCAACGCCACCGCTACTCCCGGCGACGAGATCGACGTTTTGACCGTCACCGAGCTGCCCGGCACGTCCGGCGGCGGCGAGGGCGCGACCGGCGCCACCGGCGGCATGTTCGGTGTGGGTGAAACCAGGTCGACCAAGGCGCAGCTCAACGACATGACCAAGGAGGAGCTGCTGAGCGTGGCTGCCAGCGAGGGTGCCGAGGTCAGCGAGCATTGGAACAAGGGCGATATCATCGACGCCATCGTCAAGCATCGCAAGCGCGCGTGAAGCTGGGGTGGAACTGCATACTGCGTAACGAGGCAGCGATTATATCGCGCTGCCTCGACAGCATCATTCCGCACGTCGACTACGGCATTGTGGTCGACACCGGCTCGACCGACTCGACCGTCGCCATGGTGCGCGCGGCGTTCGAAAAAGCCAGCAAGCCGCTGGAGCTCGGTGCAGCCGAATTCGTCAACTTCTCGGATGCCCGTAACCTTGCGCTGCTGGCTGCGCGTGCGAGCCATCTGCCGTGGGACTACTTGGTGCTCTCGGACGCCGACATGGCCCTGGTCGTCGACGATCCCGACTGGAAGCGGCAGCTCAACGGCGGTCTTGCCTACGACGTGCGGCAGGTGGCCGGAACACTGAACTACTGGAACCGGCGCATACTGAGCCGCAATGCTACCGGTGACTATAAGTGCCCCACGCACGAATTTTTAGATGTGCCAACGGCGGGCAACTTGGACGGCATCTGGTTCCAGGACTTTGCAGATGGGTCTAACAGGCCGGAGAAGTTCGAGCGGGATATCAATCTGCTCGAAGAGATGCTGAAGACCGAGACCAACGAAGGCTTGATCCAGCGGGCTCACTTCTATCTCGGGCAATCATACTTTGATAAGCGCGATTGGGCCAAGGCTGCGGAGCACTACAAGATCCGCGCCGGGCTCGGTGGCTTCGCCGAAGAACGCTGGAACGCCCAGCTTCATTACGCGCATTGTTTAGAGAATTCCGGCGACAGACCGGGCTTCGTCTGGGAGATGCTGCGCGCCTACGAGCTGCGGCCACACCGGGCCGAGACGCTGTACGACCTGGCCAGATATTTCCGCGAGCGCGGAGAAAACCACTCTAGCCTACTGTTTTCCGAGGCCGGCATGGATCCGCAGCCGCACGCCGACCAGCTGTTCGTGAACAAATACGCCGCCAGCACCGGCATACGCGAGGATTTCGCGATCTGCGCCTATTACGCAGGCGGTAAAATCCGCGACCGCGGCGCGCAGGTCTGCAACGAACTGGCGCTCGAAGGCAGCGAGCAGGCCCGCGGCAATATGTTCTGGTACCTGCGGCCGTTGGCCGAGCATGTGCCGTCGTTCAAGCCTACATGGTTGAAATTTGATCTGGACGACGGCTGGGCCGCCACCAACCCGTCGGTCATCAACTATCAGGGAAGGCCTATCCTTGTTTTACGTACCGTCAACTACACGATCACGACGGAGGGGGTCTATGCGATCCGGGGGAAGGATAGCTCTCTGAGTGCCGACTGGAACGTCAATTTCATTCATACGCGTAATTATCTGGTGCGCGACCTGGATGCCGCCACAGCCGACGAGCTGCCATTACCGGAGAATTGGCCGGAACCGAAGTTTCATCCGGTACGCGGTCTGGAAGATAGCCGGTTGTTCGAATGGCAGGGCACCCTGTGGACGATCTCAAACGTGCGCGAGCTCAACGCGGAAGGCTGGTGCGAGCAAATCCTGGTCCCGCTCAATGCGCGCGGCCAGCCTTGGATGCGGATTTTGCCCAAGAAGCGCTACCACGAGAAAAACTGGCAGCCCTGGGTGAAGAACAACGAGTTGCGGTTCGTCTACCGGCAGGGGACCCTGGTCGACGACGATGGTAATGTGGTTTTCGAAAGTGATTCCGGTTTCGATGCCAGCCAGATCAGCGGCGGCTCGCAGGTTATAGAAGCTGACGGTGTGTACTTATCGCTAGTGCATGAGGCGCGCACGATCCCAGGGCGGCCGAACCGCTATTATGCACATAGGTTCGTACGCTACGCCGTTGACGGAGCGGTTACCGGCATGTCCATGCCGTTCTATTTCCATGACAAGCAGATCGAATTCGCCGCCGGCCTGGCGTACTTTCCCGAGCGGCGGCAGCTGATGGCAAGCTACGGCGTGCGGGATTGCGAGGCGTGGGTGGCGAGGATGGATCTAGATGACGTGCTGCGGTTCATCGAGGAGCCGCGATGATCCTATGCAAAGATTTCTTTGAGACGCGCGACCTCGGCTTTCGGCACGCGGGTGATGCGGCCGAACTTGATGGTGCGCACCTGATTCATCTCGATCGCGTCGCGCATGGTTTTGTACGAGACGCCGATTTCCTCGGCCGCGCCGGGGATGGAGAAAGCGGCGCCAGTGCGCCGCCGCTTTTTCGGTTTGGACGCAGAATCGCTCATAGGCTCACCGCCCTAAAAGATGATCTATCTCCAGCATGATACGGAAAATACTGGTGTCAACGCCTATCTGAGGCAAAACGATGGTTGCCGCCATTGACACGGGAAGACAGCGGCGATGAAGGGCAACATCGGATGCGTGATGTGCTGTTATTTTCCGATATCCGATGAATACAGTGTGCTCCGATGAGCGTGGTGGCCGTCACCGGCTTTATCCCAATCCCCGGCCATCCCCGCCCGGCGCAGGACTACGAAAGGCTCGGCGCGCAACTGGCCGCAGCCGACATCACCGCGCTCCTGCGCCTCGACACCGAGCTCGAGGCGTGCTGGCTCTACCGGCATCTGCAACGGCACGGGCCGGTGACCCACTCGACCGCCGACAACCCGGCCAAGAACTCGCTCGCGTACCACATCGTACAGGCGGAGAAGTCCGAGCTCATCGCGGACGCCGCCGAGCTGGTTCCCGGCGCTGACGTCATCGTCTGGATCGATCTCGGCATCTTCCACCTGCCGGGAATGACCGCCGGCGTGATCGAGGATTTCATGGCCCGCGCTGCGGCCGAAGAAGCCATCGCCATCCCGGGCTGCTGGGAGAGGAACTACCAATACGACGATCGCTACCCGTGCTGGCGGTTCTGCGGGGGCCTCATGGTCGTGCCGCACGAGCACGCCGCCG